CTGGTGGTGCTAAAAAATTAAAAAATGGAGTTGTTGGTAAAGATGCAAACGGAACATCTGCAACTGAATATTTTAATATCGGTAAAAAGGCAGGTTACAATCAACAGTATGTTGGTGGTGCAGGTAAAAAATTTGTAAATCTAAACAAATCATCAGATAATAACCCAACACCTACACCGGCTACCGATACTCCTGAAACTGAACCAACTTCAAATGAGTCCACACAAACACAAACAAAAAAGGCAAAAGTTGAAATAAAAAAACCAATAAATGTTGTAAACACTACACCAATTGTTGTTTCATCACAACCTATACCTGATAATCAAAAAACAAAATTGGCAAACGAAGCAACAAGACAAAAAGAAAGTAAAAAACAAGCGGAAAAGGCACAAGGAAAGGCAAAGAAAAAAAATGAACCAGATTTAAACCTTCCTGTAAACAAAAAAGTGCAGGTAACTAATAAGTCTTGGAATATACCATCTGCACTATCTTTATCAAAAAATAGAGATGTTCCTGTTTTTAAATTTGGAGAATCAAAACCAAAAATAATGCAAGGATCTAACCATCCTGGATATGCCGCTCATTCAAGAAAATCACATAGTAAAACACCAACATTTCATTATTGGTTAAACCCATTTATATGGGACACTAAATGGAATGGTAGTGGATGGGAAGTTGGAAAATTAACTTCAAAAGAAAGACCTTCAAGAATTGCAGAAGGTAAAAACTATGGTGGTAGTTTTTGGTATCCCTGGGCAACAGATAAAACATTTTTGAATCCAACATATTCATCAAACACAGAAGAAAATTATCTTAAAATGATGAATGATCCACAATTTTTTCCTTGGCAACATTGGCCAACTGTTTATAAAAAACCACAACCTCCTATTTGGAAATCTGGAAATGGTTTTGTTTCCGCTGAAATACCTTATGCATTTAATGCTAGTTGGGACAATTTGGTTAGTAAGTTCCGAATAAATGCATTTGGACAAAATAACATACCAATTTCTGATAGCATAAAGAGTTCATTGTCTATGATGGATGTTGGAATAATAATGAATTTTCAACAATGTGGTATTGTTAATAGATACACGGTAGGTGATGCAAAAAAACCACCTGCTCCTGCTGCATCGGGAACAGAACAGCATTTAATGATGGTGGAAGAATTGGTTGGAAATTGGGTTCTTGGAGATAAGGGTAAAGATTCCATGATTGGACAGTTTTTACCATCATCTAAGTCTGCAAACTTAAATTGGGCACATGAACCACATTGGTGTGGTATATTTAGTTTCTTTGTATCAAAGAAATCGGGCCACAGTTTTGCTTCACCGATTCAAGTTAGTGGTTATGAACGAAATAGATTAAGAGCCGGTTTGCCATTAAATAGACCAAGACTTGAAGAAGAACCAGATGCGGAATGGGATGAATTAGAATGGATTTCAACTGCATATGCAGTAGATGGTGGTAATTTGAATGGTTATGCAACTCATACACCTTGGTTAATAGCTATGGCGAAACATCCTGACAATCCAGAACATTTATGGGATGCTGATTACATTAACACTTATAAAAATCAGATAAATCAAATATGGTTTGTTGAAAATATACACTACATTAAGGATGGAAAAAATGGTAAAATGACTGAATGGGGTAAACGATTGATAATGGGTGCAATTGATCAAAATATAATTGATTGGCCAGCAGCTTTTGCTACAACATATGGTCATGTTGAAGTATGTGTTGGATTAGATTTAGACGGTACTGTATATTTATTTGGAGGAAATAGTGGAGGTGAGTTATCACGTGATGGTGTTCCTGGAAATAAAATGGGATTTTGGGCAAAACATATTGGAACTTTTGCTCCTGGAATAAAGGCAAAAAATCCATGGACTGGAGAGGGATATGACGGTGGTGGACACTTATGTTTGTCTAGAATGACTGGTGGGAATAACAGTAGATACCATGCAGGAATAAGTGCGCCTTGGAATAATTCACCGATATTAGAAACATATAAAAATTATGTTACTAAAAATCCTGATCCAAAATTTCCAGTTTACAAAACATATTTAGATAGGATTCTTGCAATAAACACAATAGATATTGGGTTAGGTTTGGAAGTATCAACAGATTTACTTTATTAAGAGGTGTTGTATGGATAGTAAAAAATTTTTTATGAAGATTAGAGAAATAATACGTGAAGAAATACAATATGCATTAGAAAATAATGAAAAAAATAATGTTAAAATTTCTCAAAAGAAGGCTTTAAATCATGGTATTGATTTACTTAATAAAGTAAGTGAAAATAAAAATGTAAAACCAAAACCAAAAAATACCAAATATTCTAGCATAAATGATTTATTGGAAGAAACCAGAAAAAGTTTACAAGAAAGTACAATGGATTATGTTGAAGATGATGATACTATGTATTTTGATTCAAATTCAGTACATGGATTCAATGGTAATGGCCAAAACGTAGCAATACCAAATGGTTATTCATCAAACCAAATACCACAAGATGTAATGTCTGCATTAACAAAAGACTATTCTGCTCTTATGAAAAAAATAGACGAAAAGAAAGGAGGTTGAGTAATTGCCAAGATTTCCAAATAGATTGAGGTATGAATTAAATCAGTTGCCATCTAAGCCAACTACAATTTTACCTATTGGTGTTAGTATTCCATTTAATAATCCAAATGGAGTATTTTATCAAACTTTTACAAATTTAGATCAAGTTAGAACTAATTTAAGAAATTTGTTATTAACTGCAAAGGGTGAAAGATATATGCTTCCTGATTTTGGAACAGATATTCGTTGGTTATTATTTGAAAATATATCCGATGAATCTGAATTTAGAACAAAACTTTCAGCTGCAATCATCGAACCTGTTGATAGATGGATGCCATATTTGACATTAAATGATGTTGATGTGAAATTTAATTTATATGACGATGGCAGAGTTACTGATCCTGAAAATGCAGTTTCCATATCATTTACTGCTAATATACTAGGTACACCAACATATTTTCCCATGCAGATACTTATATCAGAAGAAGGAAATTTACAAGTAATAGAGGCAATATACAATGAGTGATTTGATAAAAAAGGATATACGATATTTGGCAAGAGATTTTGGATCTTTAAAATCAAATCTTATAGATTTTGCTAAAAATTATTTTCCAAATACATATCAAGATTTTAATGAGTCATCTCCTGGAATGATGTTTATGGAAATGGCTGCGTATGTTGGTGATGTTTTATCATATTATACTGATGTAAATTTACAAGAGTCTATGATATTACATGCAACAGAAAAAACTAATATAATGAATATTGCTCAATCTTTTGGTTATAAACCAAAATTAAGATCATCTTCAACTGTAATGTGTGATATTTTTCAATTAGTTCCATCAAAAACTATTGATGGAAATATTGTTCCAGATTTTAATTATGCATTTGCAATAGAACCAGGAATGATATTATCAACTGATCAACAAAATCAATATGCACAATTTAGAACAACCGAATACATGGATTTTAGATTTAGTAGTAGTTTTGATCCAACAGAAGTTACACCATTTGAAATTGATGATACAACTGGAGAAATAACTTTTTGGTTGCTAAAAAAATCAGTACCCGCCGTTTCCGGTGAAATAGTTTCTACTCAATATAATTTTAGTTCTCCAAAAAAATATGATATTGTAAAATTGGAACAACCAAATTTAATAGAAATTTTATATGGTGAAGATACAGAAGGAAACCGATGGTATAATGTCCCTTATTTGGCACAAGATACAATATTTGATCCAGTTCCAAATATTCCTAGAAATGAAAAACATTTAAATGTTTATAGAAATGAAACACCATATCTTTTGAAATTAAAAAGAATATCCAGAAGATTTACAGTAAATACAGATGGAAATGGTATTCACGAAATTGTATTTGGTGGTGGGATGACCAATCTTGACGATGAAATTTTAATACCAAATCCAGATTTAATAGGAAATTCATTAACAGGTGTGGAATCATCTGTTTCTATTGATATAGATCCTTCAAATTTTTTAAACACAAAAACATATGGCCTTGCACCATCAAATACAACAATAACAATTTATTATACAGTTGGTAATGGTGTAAAAGATAATATTGGATCTGAAACAATCAATAGGATTATTTCAAGAAATATTTTAATAGATGAAACAGGTTTGGATTCGGTATTATACAATCAATGCGTATCTAGTTTAGCTGTAACAAATCCAATTCCTGCAGTTGGCGGTAAAGACGCTGAAGATGTAAATGAAATAAGACAAAATGCATTGTCATATTTTGCTACGCAAAATCGTGCTGTTACAAAAGAAGATTACATAATTCGTGCATATAGTTTGCCATCAAAATATGGTGCAATAGCAAAAGCATATGTAACAAAAGACACACAATTAACATATGATGATGTATTTAATAGTGAAAGAAGACAAAATGGTTTGGCATTAGGTTTTTATGTTTTAGGGTATGATGGTAATGACAAATTAGTTCCTGTAAATCCTGCAACAAAAGAAAATTTAAAAACTTATATGAATTATCATAGAATATTAACAGATGCTATTGAAATAAAAGATGCATTTGTTATAAACATTGGTATTGAATTTGATATAATAACATTACCAGATCAAAATGGTAATCAAGTAATTTTACGTTGTATAGATAGATTAAAAAAATATTTTAATATTAAAAATTGGCAAATAAATCAACCAATAGTAATTAGTAATATTTATACAGAACTTGACAGAGTTGAAGGTGTACAGACTGTTGCAAACGTTAAGATAGTAAATTTACATGATCAAACCATGGGATATTCTCGTCACGTCTATAATATAGATAGTGCAACAAAAAATGGAATATTATTCCCATCACTTGA